GTGAAGGTTAATGGAAGGGACTCTGCTTATCAGTTCTGTCAGAGAATGGGACCAAACAGCACCAGCCCAGCCATGTTCGATACGACACATGTCGGCATAATGTACATCGGCACAACAGACGGAGCAGGTGTTCCCACTGTCGAAGCATTCGACTACAGTCCGCATGTGGACGAACCTGCTCAGCCAGCCTTTGATTCCTCGCAATATGTCAGCCGTACAGAGCTGGAGGACATAGTGAGGCAGCTCAGGGAGGAGCGCATGAGCTATGGTGGCCAGAGTGGCAATCGTATGGGCTATGGCAGCTCCATGGGCCATGCCGACCCGACCCAGGACATCCGCGAGATGCTTACCAATGCAGACCCGGAGACTCGTGCGAAGATTCGTAACATGGTCATGGGGATGTAGGTGAGACCTCTCGTAATACGAGGGCATGCATGGAGGGTCGTCAGGGTCAGTCCTGATGACCCTCTTCTCATAGACAGGACAGGCATGCCAAAGCTCGCCACCACAGATCCAATGACCAAGACGATCAGGATATCCAATGCCATAATGCCTCCCTTGTTCGACAAGGTGTATCTGCATGAGGCATCTCATGCGACGATGGAGGAGGCTGGGGTAAACGACCTTCTGGCAGGTGACGTCCTTACTGAGGAACTGCTTGCCTGGTTCCTGGAGAATCATGGCACAGAGGTCGTCCATGCAGTCAGCACTTCGCTAGGAAGGCCGGTCTGCGTCTCTGGCCTATGTGCTAATATAGGAACAAGCCGGCAATAAAGGAGGACCAATGACAAAAAAGAAGAAAGGCGGATTCCAAGAGGCCGTCAAGAACGTGATGAAAGGCGGCAAGTATGACAAGGAGTCCGCTGGTGCGATCGTGGCCGAGGCATCACGCAACGCATCACCGGAAGCAAAGCGCAAGAATCCCAAGCTCAATCGTGTGAAGTGATGCTATACTAGGTCTTGCCTCCAGGCATACACGACTCCGGGAAAAACCCCTGTGGAAGAACTATCTTCCCAACAGGGGTTTTTCCTATATGCCGTAGATGTCACTCGGCCTCTTGTTTCTGAGCTTTGAGAACTTGCTGGGACGCATGCCCGGAGGATAGGACTCCCACTCGTTCTCCACATCGTCTATGTCCCAGCCGCCATAGTGACTCGGCATCTTCATGCGTAGCCTCGACGAAGACTCCTCGATATAAGGCACCTGCGCCAGAAAGTCGGCAGCATAGCGACAATTCTTTGTCAGTATGCCATTGGCATAGAACAGCTGTCCCTCTACTTCTAGGCACCATGCCTCGGCAACTCCGCGTCTTCTGGTAACCCTTTTGACCTTCGAGTGCGAGCTTTCATCTTGCAGTTGTTCGAGCAAAATCGCACGTTCTTGCGATGACACGTCGTCACGAACCTCTTGTGGCAGTGTGCGCACTCTAGCTCTATAGGCGTCATCGATTTCCCAATAGTCTTCTTCCAGTGGTCCTTGTACCACTGCACCCCTTCGGGAGTCTTGGCCCATTCCCTGCGTCTTGCATCCAGCCTCTCCCAGCTCTCCCTGCCTATCTCGCATTGCCTCTGCTTTCGGTCTTCCTTGGACATATGGAGACTTGCGTGCTCCGAAGCCGTGAGCAGCGTTAGGTTCGTCGGGTCGTTGTTCCGCACATCCCCGTCCACATGATGCACATGGTAGCCCGGAGGTATCTCCCCGTAATAGTACTTGTATACAGCGCGGTGGAGGCGTTCTTCGCCATGTTGATAGTAATGCTCCCCTTGATAGAGCGACCAGGTGATCCCATTCCACTCCACCTTGTCTATCGCATTCTTGCTCGTCTTTCCCATCTGTTTCCTTTCGACGCGTTGCGATACTATTGTACCATAGTATATCGGAAGGAGTCAGCTCGGAAGCACGCTTCAATCCGTCAATGGTTGGGAACACGTGGTCATGCGTGCAGGTTATCGACTGTCCTGATTCAAGCTCTATCTTATACCAGTCATCCTCCTGCTTCCTGATGCCACAGTTCCAATATGGCTTAAAGCCGTCAGGCGTGAACACATAGCCACACTCCGGGATCTCGGATATCCTGCGTGGTCCTGCAAGCGTTTCCACAATGACATCTCTGTCGAGACAGGCATCCATGAGGTGCGAGTACCTATCATGCTTCGGCTGTGCTGACCAGTCATCAGTAGACGATAGTTGTCTGTACTCCCAATTCTCGAAGCATTCCATGAGCCAGTCGCATCGCTTGCTGTCTATAATTGCGTTGCTCAACAAGGCACGCATCCGATTGATTCCATCCTGCACATACGTTCTGTCCAGCTTGTGCCATTGAATGTTGGGAAAAGCCCGTCTGCATTCCTCCAAAGGTGAGGTCGATGAACCCGAACGATCCGAATCCCATGGCAGGCATGCTGCGCGAATCAGATGGAAGTACTCCCTCTGTGCCAATTCCTGCACACATTCGACCACTGCCTTCCTGTTGTCCTCATACCAGTCTAGGATGAACATGCGTCCATTGTAGTACTGGAAGATGATGGCGCTCGTCCAGTCGGTTATCTTGTCCTTCGAGGAAATGTCCCATGCCATGTACACAGGCTTCGTGGTGTCGAAGTTTGTAGGACAGAACCTTCCGTCCTCTCGCACCTTCTCTATTCCAGGGAACACAAGGCCGGCATTGACGGCAAGGAAGTCGCACATGTACTCCTGGCGAAACATGAGGTCGTTTCCCATGGCACGGATGTATCTCTGTCGTATCTCCTCAAGCAGCTCGTCAGAGAATATCCTGTTCCCATTGGCGTCCAAAGCCTTGTTGACAGGTATGTAGTCAACATACGTCCTGCCATGCTTTCCTGGCCAAGCTTCCGGCTCCGTCTCTCCAGTCAGTGCGATCAGCATGTCTGCCGCCGTGTTGTTCAGTCCTCGTGGTGTGAAGTTGAAGTTGACCATGAAGTCCAGTTTCATGGCCTTCTTGCTATCGAAGATCGGCATAAGGTAGTCGAATGCGTTGCGCCTGTACAGACTCAGCTCGGATATGAAGAAGTATTCATACGAAGAACCGATCAATGTCTCGTTCTCCTTGAAGCCGATGAACTGTATGAGCGAGTTCGCTTTGTCATCAGAGCCGTTGGCTATCTCTACGATCCTCTTCGTGTCTTGTACGTCTATGAGTTCGTCTGGGTAGTCACTCCAGAACTTCCTACCATCGACGTACTTGTTGAAGATGTTCCTGTTCACCCACAGATGATTGATTCCCGTGTAGGCAGTCTGCGTGCCTGGATGTATGTATGCATTGTATAGCGAGAACTCGATGTCGTCCGTATCTTTACCACACTGTCTGCCCCAAAGTTTAAAATAGTAGTCGTACTCACCAGATAGCCTTCTTGCCCATGCATCTTTCTGGTATGGACGAGGCTGGTAGTATCTAGGTATCTTTGTCATATCTGTCCTCCATAGGAAAGGAATCTGTAATGGAAGAGTGGCGCGATGTTGCTGGATACGAGGGGTTCTATCAAGTGTCCAATACTGGAAAAGTCCGTTCTGTCGAGCATTATGATCGCTTCGGTAGGCTCTATAAACAAGTCGAACTAAAACCTCACGCTAGTAGAAATGGCTACCTTATGCTTCATCTCAAGGCAGGTGGCAAACGAAAGATAGCTTTAGTACATCGTCTTGTTGCATGTGCCTTCATTCCCAATCCTGACAACTTGTCTGACGTCAATCATATGGATGGCAACAAAGCCAACAATAATATTGACAATCTCGAATGGTGTACTCATTCATACAATCAATGCCATGCGTTTGCCAATGGATTAAATCATAGCAGTAAGAAACTTGGGGTAGATGTAGTAAGAAATGATGGTGTGATCTACCATAGTTACAGAGACGCAGCTTTGGCAAATCACACCACCCATCAAACTATCAAAAAGAGATGTAAAGACGGCAAACCTGTTAATGGCTATACCTTTGCTTTACTCTAGTCCTCTACGTCATAGAGCTCTTTAAGAAAGTCTACGATATCATTCTCAAGCTCTTCAAAGAAGTCCATGATTTCGTTCTCTTTGCAGAACTTCTCAAGGTTTTCCCGTGCCTTCGCAATCTCTTCCTTGGCATGCTTGCAGAACTCGGTGATGTCCTCTGCGTTCGGCCCCACGTTCTGACAAAGCTGGAGAACCATGAGTTCCTTCACCATATCTAATCCACTACCATCATGCTCGGAGAACTCCTTGTCATAGAAGAAGTCACAGAGCTTTTCCATAGTCTCCGGCGTCAGATCGTGTGCCTTATTCGCCATCTCTTGTGCGACGACAGCCATCTCAGTGGCGATCGTCTTGGCATATCCTACTTCTTCTTGAAGACTGCATTCTTTGATCTGCTTGCCGGAGACATCGCGCAGACAGCCAAGCACAGACATGACTCCATTGGCAGTGCGATACTTGTTAGACGTGACCTCAAGCTGATCTATGAGACTTTGCTTTGCGTTCTCAGACTTGGTCTCCATATCCTCGAACATCTTTGAGATGGACTTAGCCATCTCCTTGGCAGTCTCCTTTGGATTCTCGTCTGTCAGGGATAACAGCTCATCATTCTTCTCAGCCATTATTTCTTTCCTTTCATCTTGGCAAGCAGTTGGTCCTGCTCCCACTCCATAGCCTCTGCCAAAGATTTGAACTGAGGCTTACCATTGTTACCCTGCGAACCGCCTGCTGTGGTCGATGGCGTGTCCAGCACCGGACCAGAAGGCGGCGTCACCGGCTTAGCTTGTTGGCTTGCGTAGCGCTTCTGAATCACGCTGACCTGACGATTCACTGCTGCCAACGCCTTGTCAAGATCGCAGCTGTATCCTACGATGTCACCGTTCTCACGCACCTCATAGTCTTCGATCAGCGACTCGAACATCGCACGGCGCACAGGATCGAGCTGCTGATATTTGGGAGCGAACTCGATTACCGCGAGCTTCGGTGCCTCCTGCTCAAGAAGCTGCTTCGAGTAGGCTTGGCACGTCTTGTTGAAGTTGTCACGCAGCTCACGGTTGTAGTCGTCCACCCATTCCTGTGCCTGGCGCCTCGGGTTGTCACCAGTGAACTCACGCCCAGTCTCGGGATTGTAGAAGCGAGGCACGCCATCCCTGTCGCGCTTGCACACGTCTGGGTCGTTGATGCTCGCACCAAGCTTGCCATTGTCATGCCGTGCTCCCTGCCTGATGTATGCAGCGGCGACGTCCTTGATGGTCTGCTCCTGGATTCTCTCGGATACCGAGGTGCGATAGTTGGTTACCGACTCTTCAGAGAGATCGACACCATCCCAATCAAATCCCTCATCCTCTTCTCCAGCCTCTCCTCCAAGAGAACCTGGTCCTCCAGGCAGTCCCTCAACTCCTGCGCCGTCTTCGGCTTCAGGCGAAGAGGCACCTTCACCATCGTCAGCTCCCTCGGTATCCCGAAGGTCGGCACCCCGAAGGACGTCTCCTCCATCGGGTACTCCATCGCCGGCCACTCCATCCACATCTGATGGATTGTCTTCCTCGTCTTTCTTATCAAGCTCCGCAAACGCAGCAGCCCAAGGATCAACAGGAGCCTGTTCCATCTCAGGATCCAACGTCTCCTCATTCTGTCCAGCCATCTTGTTCCTCCTCTGTTTCGTCTTCGATCG